TCATATAGCGAGGCAGGTATTGGCACAGGGGGCACCCGCTGTGGCGCTGGCCCGAGGTTTGGGTTGTAAAAGATGATGTGGTCTGGCCGGTTCTTGATTCCGTTCCTGCCAACACTGCCCGCAGCAGCTGTCCATGGCGGAGAGGAGCTTAGGTTACGCAACTCTAAGACCTGTGAGATGGTCCGGTTGAGTTCTTTTTGCAGGGGAATAATACCAGACACGACCCCGGTCCCCCAGAACCGACCGGCCATCTCACCGATCCTCACCTGTGTAAGCGAGAACCGGCCTCCGGGCAAGGGGGTTTCTTCTAATAAGGTAGCTCCGCTGCTTAGAATTCGACGACCGCCTGGGTGATCAGAGCTTGGTTTCTCTTGGTACTCAAGCACTCGATAAACTTTCTTTTCATCAAGGCCCGTAGTGTAACCTCGAACATCTCTTTTCCACATGCTGTCCGAGTCGCGGCTCCCTGACTTTAGCTTTCTTTGAAAGTCAATTGACTCCACAGCCCCAGGCCACCGCATTTCTAAAGCGGCCTCAGTTAACACATGAGCTAAGATAACCCACTTGCTGTTGCTTAGATGTGTTGCTTCTGGATCAGGGTATACATCGAATGGGGACCATGCCTCTACAACTGGGAACCCAGATGGCTTCAGGTCTAATCCATCCTGAACAAGGTCGCCTGCATGTGGGTTCCAATAGGTGTTGAAAAAACCAGAGCCAGCAACCGAAGCCCACCAAACAACTTCGTATGTAACGGATGGCATCTTCATCTTTCGGTAGAGGTAATCAAGAAGATGGCCAGATGCCTTAGCCTTCTGCCTTCTCTCATCCTCTGCACCGCCAGGCCTTACTATCCACCCAGGTCTTTGTTGCGTTAGCTTTGATGCAGTTGTATTTACAATTGGCCGGATAAGATTATTGGTAAGTCTTACCCTATAGCTTGGGGCTTTAGGCTCAAGCGGTCGGCCATGCTTATAGGTGACATACTGCCGTCCATCGTAGAATGCATGGTTGGTCCACCACTCATCGTTCAACTCGCTTTTCATGTCTTTGCTGTGTCTAAACAGCCGATCTATTTCAGCAGCAAGTTGTTCTTCTTTGGTGCCTGTCCCAGTGGTGTCAAGTATTCTCATGCATCGTAACCTAAACCATCAACTATTGTGTCTGCTAGGATTTTATCAAAGTCAGGGTCAATGTGTGGCGAGTTGGGGTTGACGTTCCTTAGAAGCTCTTGCTCTTGCCACCACTCAGTGAAGTCCGTTCTGTCTTCGCCAGATGGAACGGTAATATCCAATGGCGACACAGCAGGTATCTCCACCTGCTCTACCTCTTCCTTTGCCTGAACCGGGGCGCTTTCATCTGACTCATCAGGCTCCACCCCTGCCCATTCCATTGCCCTCATTGCCGCACCACAGAGCAGGGCTTTAGCTGTAAGGATAGCCACGTCTTTTAAAACCATTGACCTTCTCCTGTATCTACCTCGTAACTGACTGAAGCCGTTCCGTCAAACGGAACAGCAAACCCATTGCCCTCTATCAGTGAGGGCACGGGACTCTTCTCTTCTACTGCCGGGGCGCCCTGCTCTGCAAGTTGTTTATCAATATCTAAAGCAATACAAAGCGCCATGCAGGCATCATCATGGTAGCCTGGTGCAGCTTGCGGTCTCCCCGTTGCCTTGGCTCTTACCAATGTCAACATCTCCCCTAATAACCTGCGAGAGTTGAGCGTGATCTCACCTCTCCTCACTGAGCTTTCAAACAAACCAAACATATAGTGCCTTGTTCTTACGTCAGTCGAGTACCCAAGTTTATTTGTAAGAGCACCTTCAACCTTACCAACTTCTGAGAATCTTCGGTATAGCTTCTGGTCTGCATAGTATTTTACTAGGCAGTGGATAACCAAAAGCCCATGGTTGTTTGCTTCAGGCGCCATGATAGTGTTGCCATAGTACTTTGCTGCCATGCCCTGCTGGTGTGCCAATACATCCGGCGGCACTTTGCCATAGAACTCAGCGACCTGCTCTTTAGTTGCCCTATCAAACACTTGGATGGCAGCGAAGTCATCTTCTTTTGATGTGCCCCCACCGGCAGCATCGGAGCTGACAATATAAGAGTGTCCATCAACTGGCTTCTTGTATATCTCCCAGGCCCCGCCGTCCTGCTGTATATCTACACCCCGTTCTTTTGTGTCAGCAGGAACCAAAGTCCCAAGAGCAACAGGCTCAACCTTGTCCAACTCAGTGAGTCTTTTCTGTAGCTTGCCCGCAGCAAAGACACCCCTGCCTGAAGCCACAAAAGATATCTGCCAGCTGAGAGGCCACTCTTCATCGAAGCGATCTTGATCGGCATTGCATTTGTTAATAAGAGTCTCTTGCCAGAATCTTACCTGGGCGGGCGAGAGTTTAAATTCAATTGCCCTTGTCCTTTGCAGCTGTGAATACCCAAGGTCATTGGCCGCGCTGTTGAACGCTTCAAGGTCACCGTCTTGATGTGCCTCTATCATGTGCTGAGATAGCCAGTCCTCTTGCTCTTTCTGGTCCTTTGTTTGCGCCGGTCTGCTGTATATTGGGTTATCTCTCCACGAGAAAAACATTGGGACATACATGTTGCCCCGTTCATTCTTGATTGCCCGCATGTACATGGAGTGAAAGAGATTACCAACACCCTTTGCCGTGGACTCAATGATAACAACGGTGCCCGGCATATCAGGGATGGCATTGAGCATTGCCTGTGCTACGTCAGCGGCTGATGTGTTCCTTCTATTGCTATCCCACGATGGCAGCTCTGATATGTGTAGGAATGTAGGGGTTGAACCGCGTTCTGAGTCAGCACTACCACCCTGGGTCTGGCACTCAGAGCGTGAACCATTCTCCCATTCAATCCGATTGGCCTTTGGTTTGTTAATGAGGGCGGGGAACACTGCCGTGTCACATGCCTGAACTATTCTTGTTTGAATACGGAACAGTTCTTTCGTTGCCTTATCTTCATGTGCAACCGTCAGGGCATGGGCTTGCGGTGTGGTCTGGCAGTGGTGAATTGCCAACGCCTGTATCAGGGTAGAGCAACCCTCTTTTCTTGACTTGTCTATGATGATGCGAACGCACCCGCGTTCTCTCATCTGTTTGTCATATTCTTTTACCAGTGCCTCTTGCGCTTTCCGTCCAGCAATATCAAACGGAATAAGATCAAACCGCATAGTCTCTTCATTCAGAGAACGTATCTTGTACTCAGACTTGAGACAGAAAGGCAGGTCAGTAAAGCACTTATCTCTATATTTTTTTAGCGCATCCATTAGATAGCTTTTAGTTTAGCTTCATAGTCTACCACCTCTACGGGTGTGTTTGCTGCTGCTCGTATCTCAGCTGACTTGTGAAAGTTCTTTGCAACTGAAGACATAAGCTTATCTTCAGACTCAATGAGCCTTAGTTGCTTTGCGTATTCATCATCATCCAGGCCACCAGAGTCTCTCAGTTTCCTTACCTCTGCCATCCTGGCTGCGGTTAGCCTGGCTGCTAATGCATAAACAGACGATGCATCTTGCATATCTGCTGCACGTTGTATCAGTATTTCTTGTACACTTATTAGTTCCGTTGACATGGCAACAGCATAGCACTAGGTTTGCTCAATGAGTAAACGTAAACAGACACGACATCGTTCTCCCCCTGATTTTGAGATCAGGGTGTCACCAGAAATAAGACACAAGCTAAACACTTTAGGTGCTGCAAAACATGCCAGTCCTTCAATGTTTGTCCAGCTTATTGCCCATATGTATTCAATGGGTGTAAGGCATTCATTCACTGAAGGCCAGTGGCTGGTGTTGCTAGACCTGGCTTGCGACCTTCCCAAAGGAAACACTATGGAAGGTACAGTAAGCTATAAGATTAATGCGGATACCGGCCAGCTACTAACAGATGTTTGCCGTGTTATTCAAATGCCAATAGATATATTCATGCTGTTCTCATTACATGATGGGCTTCACATGTTTGAAAGTATCGTTACTCCAAATCGTCATAACCTACCGCCAACAATTCAAACAGCAGTAGGAAAGGTACAGGTGCCCCGTGAAAATTGAACCATTCGGCAGACGTGTAGTTGTTAGAAAGGATATGGACTATGGAACCGATGAGGTTGCATCGACAGTACAGCAAGGCTCAAGAGAGGTTATCATATACAAGCCTGCAGTAGCGCGTGATCCAAACAAGCAAACAGTTGGAACCATAGAGAGCACAGGCCCTGAATGTAAATGGGCACAGGTCGGTGACCGTGTGTTGTATGTCAGACACCTTGGCGATGCGTCATTTGTTGGCGATGAAAACCTGGTGTTAATGCATGAAGAGGATGTGATTGGTAGGCTGATTGAAGATTGACATATAATGTGCGGGTAGTTAATCTACCCACACATAGTTGCTAATGGCCCTGTCACTGCTCCCCTGTTAGTGGCGGGGCTGTTTTATTTAAGTCATCAATTGATACCACCCCTTTCTTGCACAGCATAAGCAACATGATTACTGCATGTGGTATGTCTGTCTTGCCATTACACCATCGCCACACGGTGACGTTGTTATACCCACCGAGAACCCTTCCGCATTGTTCACTAGATAGTGAATGGTAGTTCATGAATTTTTCTAGTTCACTCACAGCAATGGCTCCCATGTCTTCAGTAGTTTGCTTATTGATTGTTTGCTCCATGTTTTTCCTTCCCTGTTTGTAATTGCCAGCTCTCTTAGTTTGTTTGAAATTGCCGTTGGTCCCATGCCTTGTTCTGATAGGTCGGTTATCTGTTCAACTGTTGCTAGCTCATCTTGGTTTGGCGTTAATAATTTATCATCCCATTGATATCCATAAGGCGCCTTGCCACAGTACCTACGGCCAGACCTTTTCAGGTGCTGCATTATATCTTTGGTTCGTTCTCCAATTCTGGCACGCTCCCATTGAGCGATGGCCCCAAGTATCTGAGCGACACAAATGCCAACCGGTGTAGACAGATCAATCTGTTCAGTTGTGGATGCGAACACCCACTTCTCCCGTTTACATCTATCAATCAAATCACATAGGTCACTTAGGCATCGTGTCAGTCTGTCAATCTTATGCACCACAAGTATGTGTCCAGCTCCACCACCTTTCATAATCTGCAACGCCCGCTGCAATCCGGGTCTGTTGGTATTCTTACTGGACTTCACGTCTTGGATAACATCAATCACATCATGGTCATGTAAGTTACAGTATGCCTGTAGCTTTTCTGCTTGAACCTTTGGTGTTAATTCTTGCTTATTTGTACTAGCTCTTATGTAGAGTACTGCGTTCATCTGATCCCCCTGTTTCAATGTTTCTGTATCGTATGCCTTCAGACTTACGGATTGTTGCCTTGATATTGTTCTCTGCAATAAATGTGAGTATGCCATCATTCATTCTGATGCATTCTGCACAATAGGATTCGCTACCTTTGCCATCAAATTCAATTGTCATGTGTGAGTCACAGCCACACTCAATACATTCTGGTACTGGCTCACAATCAAAACAATAACTAGGCTCAACGCCGTCCCCAATGGTGCCGCAATCAGTACGAACACCACAAAAGTCACAGTAGAATGTTTCATAATCTGGATTTATTTTGTTTGAATACATAACTGCCCCCATTGCTCTGCTATGGCATCGGCTATGCCTTGGTATGTCTTACTCCTGAGCTTCCACCTATCAGCACTGGGTGTGAGTTTATTCTGGCCACTCGGTGTCTGGTTTGACCAGTAACCACAGTCAGGCAACTCCAGCTCATTTGTTGGTTTGAGCAAAGGCAAACCCTTAAGCCAGAGACATGTCTTCTTTGACTCAGCATGACCAAACATCCAAGGCTGTATGATTTGCTCCGGCTTTCGTATTCGCGTGCTGATAATGCTAACCGG